TCCTTAGGGTCGTCAGGCATCCAAAAACACCACTTCGATCACGGATGCGCGGGGGATGACGGTTAATTGACACCAGTGTCCATTCTCCCCCTGCGCGGCATCGTAGGAGGCTGCAATCACAAGGCCACTGTTGCTGTCCTCCACTAGGTAGCCGACAGTTGTAATCTGTCGGGGACGGTGGAGATAGGGGTCATAGTGTTCCCACCCGTGGAACACAATCGCATCCTCCCAGTGAACCCTAACAGGGATGAGGTTCATAGTCCCTAGGCTCCCTTCGTGGCCTGGGCGATGGCAGCGCGGGTCTCCTCAGGACATTCGTGTTCTGGCGTGTCGTCTCGATGGAGCCGTCGAGAAAAGTCACATTCCGCGCAGATCAGCAGTGGGTTGAGAAACGCCACCTTCAGCAGCTCCGCGTTCACGTCGGGCTGGCCACTAATGGACTGGGCACATTCGGCACAAAAAGGTTCTCCCTTCTCATGGGCATGTGCGATGCCTTGCAATAGGCAGCCCTGCTCGTCGCAATCACGATCAGGCTGTCCGTCCGGGGGCATGATGGCGAGATAGGCACTCAAGACATTGCCCAGTACGGAGAGAGAGCTGTATGCGTTCGGACAACGCAGCAGCGCCTCCATCTTCTCCCGCCACTGCGCCAGGTCGGTCTGCCTGTCTGGGTCAACGGGCACCATTAGGCCCCTTTACTCTGCGCCTCGCGCAGTCGAGCGATGGCCTCCTGCTGGTTAGTCTGTGGAGCCGCTCGGCTAGCCCTAGGGTTGTCCGGCTTCTCCTCTACCGGCGGCTCTTCTCCACCCCCTTCAGGTTCCGGGTCGGGAGTAGCCTCTGGAGTAGACTTCTCCTCCTCACTGTCCTCCCCGCCAAAACGGGATGAGCCAGGAGCAGGTAGCTGAGGCGCGGAGGTAGGGGCGGGGAGAACGGCGGCGCCGCTAGCCCGGCCCTCAATGATTTGCATCACCTCTTCAGCCGAGGCAAGCTGGACGACTGTGAGTAAGTCGTTAAACCCTTCCCCCTCTAGCATATCGAAAGTGCCGGGGAAGGGGCTTGGCTCATCGGCGACCGCGAACTTCATGGCGGTGGTGTCGTAGTCACCGCTCTTGTCCTTTTTGCACTTGATAACCAGGTCGCGGCCGCGGGTCACGCTGGAGATGTCGCCGTACTTCTCGAAGAAGAAGAACAGTGGCAGCTCGCCCTCCTCGTCTAGGTCGTACTGCACCTGGCGCTTGCCCAGGAACTGCATCTGGTTCAGGCTGAGGATGTAGATTTTATCGTCTATCTCCCCATGCTCATCAGTAGTGAGCTGCCCGCTAGAGTCGATTTTGACGACGTTGAGGAACGAACGGATGGACACCCGAAGAGCCCTCGAGCCTTCCTCATCCCCCCCTTCGTGCAAGTCCCACCGGATGATGCAGGCAGGACACTCACCCCCAAGGTTGGCCTCTTTGACGCAGACCACCATCCTCGTAGAACTCCCGGAGCCTAGGTAGTGAACGGGAACGATGTTCCACGGGTTCTCCCAGTCTGGGTGTTTTGGGCAGACCCGCAGGTAGTTGGGCGTGTACTTATTCGTACCAACCTCCGGCTCGAACCATAGCTTCTTAGAGGAGGTCGCCAGCTCAGCGATGAGCTTCCTCGTCGCGTCTGTGCTGATGGGGGTATCCCACCTACTCAGGTCTCCCTTTGCCTTAGTCGCTTTTGCCATTATCTTCCTCCTCTTGAAATGCGTGATTGACTTGCTGGACGAGGGTCTCCCATCCGTCGCGGGTCATGACAATATGACCGAATGCGGGTAGTTTGATAACGAGGCGAGCTCGTTGTGGTTCAACCTCAATCGAGGCCACATCAAATAGGGGCCCTTTTTCTCGACCGTCACTATCAACCTCGTAATGTTCATTGTAGAGTAACTCAATGTCCATATCTTTAGAACTCCAGACTTGCTCACAGCGGAGCACATGCAGAGATGTTGTACCCGGTTCGCGCTCCTCCGTCTTCTTCAGTCCTTCAATCAGAGCCGCGATAAATAGAGAGTCGTCTCCCTTATCTGCTTCCACCGTGTTGCCACGGAGAGAGTCTAGGTAGCGGATGCGTGCTGTACCGTCCTTCCTTTGGAACATCGCAAGGTACCGGCGCCCTTCGTATAGGGTAATGGGGTCATTGACCATGTGCCTGTACCTCCCTTAGGGCTTCGTCGCCGTAGTCTAGTTCTATTGGAACTGCCCCCGCTAGGGCCGTCCGAATGTCTTGGGCTGTCGCCTCCCCGGGGTCAGAACTGGGAGGTAGGTGGGCGACTGAGACGTTGAACATGTTGCTGAGCAGCATACGCCCTTCTTTGATGTAGGCTTCTTCACCAGCCTCATCAGCATCTCTCATAAGTACAACGCCGGCGGGCTTCAAACGTTTCATCAAGGCTAGTTGGAGGTCGGTGATGTGAGTCCCGAGTGTAGCTACTGTCTCCCGGTACCCCACATCCCAGAGCCGCAACGCATCGAAGACACCTTCAACCACAATGAGTTCATTCCAGTAGCCTCTCTCTTGCTCCAGTAGATCGTACCCGAACAAGGCCCGGGAAGCCTGACTATTGGGGGGCATCAGAATCTTCTTCTGCTCGTAGCGTTTCCATGTGCGGGCCACGTAAGTGCAAAGTCCGCCCTGTGTCACTACAGGAATGATGATACGGTGAGCGTAAGGCCCAACTAGGCAGTAGCCGGCGCCGATCTCGGGTACCCAGTATCGCCGCAATCCCCGTTGGGCAAAGTAGTCCCCGGCGTAACCCGAACCGTCATCCCGCATGAAGCCGGGGGGTAGCTTCACGAACGAGGGTGGGCGTGGCCGGTGAGCCTCGAGTACCACCGGGGCGTCGACTGGCTTGGCGCTGATGCTCTCTGTTAGAGGGTAGGCCGTGGCAAAAGTGAGCTCGACGACCCGAATGAGGAGGCTTAGTAGATGGCCGCTCTCACCACATCGGAAGCACATCCACAAACCGGTGTCGGACTCGATGTACAGCCGGGGCCGCTCGTCAAAACACAACGGGCAGTTGGTAACCAGTTCGGTACCCCCCTCCACCGCGGTGACGGTGAAGTTGGCGTCCTCGAGGGTAGCTACTAGCATCCGGGTGTTCATTTGGGTACTGACCCTGTATGGAGGAAGGATAGTTGATTTCCTCTCTCCTGCCTGTAAAACTCCGCCACCCTCAAACAGGTCTTGCAGGTGATGGGGACGGTCTCCTTGTAGTAGGTGGCAATAACGTTCTTTCTTGCTCTACCGCACCAGGTTGTAGAGGCGTTCACCATACCATGGATACGATAATTCATAGGTCACCTCTCTCAGGAAAATAGTTGTACGCGGGCCATCCGCGCGGGCCCTTCCCAAATTTCGTAATAAACCGCCACCACTTCCCTTGTGCTCCATGCCTGGTGTCCTTCAACACGAGCATCTTCATCATATTTCCCATAAAGTAGTCAGCTTCGTCGAGAGTCTGCGATAGGCCGATGACCAGGGTGGCCCGCTGGCCTTTCTTGAATGAATCGCCAATGTGTTTGATACTGACCCTAGCTTTCTCCACTGCCTCTCTGTTGAGCTGGGCGCTCGTCCACACAGGGAGCTTCATCTTGTGGCAAATGTCTAGCAGAATGTCCGAGTAGACCTCCCCTTGAGCCAGATACAAAGAGGGGTACTTCTGGCGGGGGGTAATGTCGTCGGCACTGTCCAACAACACTAAGTCAGGCTGCACCTCCTCCAACCGGTAGCGGAGATCAGAGACGGTGCTCAGTCCATCCTCGATGAGTACGCTACCCCTATCGGTCACCCCCTCACGTTCCCTCATACGCATCAGTTCGTCTCCTATGGTCTCTGGATCGAGTTCCTGCCTAGGCTTCTCGAGCAGAGCCGTTAGGATACGTTCCCCTAGCTCGAGCCGACCCAATTCATAGGTGAGGAATAGAACTTTTTTGTTGGCTTTGTAAGCGGTTGCTGCCAAATAGCAAAGAAATTGAGATTTTCCCAAGTTGGTTGGGCCCGCGATAATGGCCAATTCGCCGGGGAGCACGCCACCTTCAAGCGCCTCATCGAACTGCTCTAATCCTAGAGGGATAGGCTCTCTATGAGTGCGGTGCTCACGGAGCATCTCCCCCAGGTCAGCATCGGAAGAAATCTCTACTGGAGCCGCACGCTCCTCGCCCGTCACTTCCTGTAGACTCAGAAGTGTCGAGAAGGCTGAGCCCCGATCTCCGGCGACGAGGGAAGCCCTAGCACTGTCCAGTGCCATCCCCACGTGATAGTTCTGGAGCCATTCTTCAGCCGCCTTCCATGCGGTCGGTAGGCTGGATTCTGTGATGCCGTAGACAGTCTGCACGTCAGTGAAGACCTGGCGGTAGTTCTCATGGAGGTCTTCGTCCTCGATTGAATTGTCCACGTAGAAGATGAAGGAAGGCCAATCGAGGAGCTGATGGTAGCTATTCCAGTGCTCGAGGGCCGCCATGAGAAGAAACCTCATCGGCCCTTTTGGTAAGGACGAGGGTTCGAGCGCGAACGCCCACTTGGCAAGAAAGGGCTCATCTGAGAGACACAGGCTGACTGTCCAAAATAACCCTGTCTGTGCACTCAAGTGAGGTTAGTCCCGCCGTCGTCGCCCCATCGTCCCTCACCATTAGGCCCTTCCTCTGGGCCAAGTACTGAGTCGGCCCATCTCTCGAGGGCTTCCTTTAGCAGCCGTTCGGCTTCCGGCACATCAAAGGGGGTAGTGAGGAAGTTGAACGCGGCCTGAGGTAGGGTCAGCTCAGAGCTCGGGCCTACGACCGTCAATGCTTTGAGTACGCGCTCGCCTGCTGGGTTCATCAGTCTTCTCCTCTACCAGATTTCAGTTCTTTATCAAGAGTCTCGAGCAGGCTGGCGAACATGGTGAAGTGGTTGGGGTTCTCCCTCATCTTGTGCCCGTAGTCCAGGAAGAAGTGGGTGGCCAGCTCCTGTAGCCGGCCGATGTCCCGCTTCTTCAGCATCCGCTGGATGATTTTGATGCCTTGAGGCTCGGCGACTCGATACTCATAGGTGATGCCGGCGTAGGAACACTGCTCCCTCCACCAGTTAAGGAACTTCTGGTGTGCGGCTAGAGGTCTCTCGGGCATGGTGGGCAGCTCCGCATCGTCCCGGATAGAGACTTGGAATAGGTGCCCACCATCGGACACAGACAGGCTCTTCTTCATACCCTACTTCTTTCGGGAGCACTTCCGGCATTTTGTGACTGACTGGAACTCACCACAATCATCACAGGTTGTGTGGGCATAGTCTTCGACTCCAATGAGGGTCTGTTCCTCCCCCTGGAAGTCGAAGGGTTGGAGGTACCCCTCTCCTACCGAGAAGTGTACGGTGTCCAGGGTTTCCCCCTTATCCGTAACGAGCTTGAGTTCGAGGTCGATACCGAGGTGGCACCCCCCGCAATACTGTTTCCGCTCATTGGGTAGGACAGTCCCCTTCCCAGACTGGATGGGGACGTGATTGACCGCCTTCAGCTTGGTAGGTAGGAAGAACCCTCCACACGTCTCACAGGGGACGGGCGTTAAGGTCTGCTCCTCGTTTAAGGCCTGGCAAATCTCTGCTACTCTCGCCTCTGTCTCATTTTTCTGCTCTGCGCTCCTTATCCGAGCCGCCCGGTTAAAGGGCAAAAAGTTCAGTGTCGTCATGTTGATGTACCTCCTCGTTGCTTATAGCTTACCACGCCGGTAAGTCCCTGTCTCGTCTGCCGTTCCAATCGCTGTTTCCCTATTTCATTCATCAACTCCTCCCCGAAGATGCCCGAGGGAGACACTATCTTTCCATGCCACTGTAGCAGGTTGTTCCTCATACTAAAGCCTCGTTCGCTACCCTTGAACCGATTGCAGGGGCCACAAGACCATACCAAATTATCAAACGCTTCCGCGTCCCCCTTGTTACAGTGGGGCACTACGTGATCGACCTCGTAGCCCTTCTTCCCACAGTACCTACACTGCCCTTTATCCCGTAACCTAATGAAGGCCCGTATCCTTGACCAGAAATTAGCTTGCTGGGCTCTCTTTCGCCCCCACTTCTGCAGGTTCGCTTGCCGGCGGCGAAGTGAGTAGGGGTCAGCCTGGGCCTGAGGGCAGCAGGGCTCGAACGTCGGCTTGAGCTGGTAGATGTGTCCTGCTAGGCAGAACCTTCTCACTTGGTCAGTGCTCATCGTGGCCTCCGGTACACTTCGCCGAACTTCTGAAGCTGCCCGAGCTCATAGATGTCCCAACAGCAGTCGCAGGCTACACTATCCTCAGGACTCCTCCGGTGCCTCGGGTCGTATTTAGCTGTATAAGCCGGGTGCCGGCT